AACATCAGTAGGACCAACCAATGCACCATTGCGGAAAATCGGCAATGTTGTCAGTTGTGATTTGCCACGCTCCAGCAATTCTGGAACTTTGATTTGTGGTGCATAGGGGGTCGCGTTGCTCATTTTGTGAAGTCCTCAAAGATGGCCATGCCAACAGTTTCATATTCAGCAATGAATGCTTTCATATCTTTGATAGTATCACGCAATTCATCCAGTTGGGCTTTCTTTTCTGGAATGTGTTGCATCTTCATCAAACTGTCAGCTTGTTTGTTCTTTTGTTTGTCAATCACCATCAATTCCCAAAAGTGCGTTTCTGGAGTGCCCAAAATGTTTGAACGCAACATGTTGACTGACCAAGTGTGGAATGCAGCTGTGTCCATCTTTTCAATCACACGACCAGCAACCACTTTGATGTTCATGAATTTCGGAACATGGTAGCGGCCACCGCGCACTGGATAGACATGCATATAATCATATTTCTGTGGGTCAAGATATACCCAGCCTTGCTGCTGGAGTGAACCAATTCTTGAACCTGGGTTGCCCAATTCACCTTGAATCTGATGGATACCATTCACACCAGGAATCACGCGCTCCATTCTCAAATGCGGAATGAAGAAACCTTTGCGCTTTGTAACTGTTTTAGCCTTCTCACCTTTGCCAGTAACAGTTTCTACATCTCTATAAACAAATTGCCAGTTGGTGGGATGCCATTTGTAATAGAATGGATGGTTGGGTCTTGTTGGCAGTGTGTTTTGGGCTTGTTGTGCCATTGGCTGCCATGATGTTGGAGTGATTTCCATTGTGTACCTCATTGGAAAATAGATGCTGGCCACAAAGGACCAGCACCAAGATTTGAATCAAGATTGATTACATTACAGAAAGGAGAGCAACACCGCGCTGGTCATCAATGATTGACATACCAAGGTATGCATGACCAACAATGCGAGTCAATGCTTTGTCAGCTTCGCGGTCCATTTCAATCATAACTTCACCCATTTCCATGGCTTCAGCAGCACCAGGAAGACCAGCAGGCATTCCAGTTGCATAACCAAGAGCACCAGGAGCGAAGATTGCACCAGTATAGTCAGTTGAATCATCAGTGATGTATGAAGAAGTGTAGATTTCAACACCCATGAAGTTTCCTTTGTAGTGTGAACCCTTTGCAGAGATTGCTTCATAAGAAGCTGCTACAAATTGAAGAACACCACTGGTCAAAGTCAGAATGTCATCTTGAATGTCAGCCCATTGTTTTGGATGCAACAAAGCAACATATGGTCCAGGAGCACCCTTGCCACTTGCAGCTGCTTCCAAAGCATTGATTGCTTCCAAGAAAGTTGCAACATCAAGAGCAGCACCAGTTGAACCTTTTACAGTTGTAAAACCAGCAACAGCAGCACCAGTCAATTCAGCAAACAATGCTTCATAAGAGTTTGCAATTGATTCAGCAATGCGGAATGGGTCAATGTCACCAGCTCCCATTGCAGTCATGGAGGCCAAGTCACTGATTGCGTATGCTAAAGAATTTCTCTTGCAAACTACATCAACATGACCATCAGTCAAGTTTGAATCAGCAACAGCACCAACTTCAGTTGTACCAGTGAAAGCAGAGAATGCATCAAATCCATCCAGTCCAGCTTTGCGAACGCGGATAGTATCTGAACCCATTCCATTGATGCTTCCAACGAAGTCAACAAAAGGAGTGTTGCGAAGGTTTGTAGAATCGGCCAACAAAAGTCTGATTTCTTGGCTGAGCATCTTCTGAAGGCGAAGGTCTTCATTTGGGGTAGAAAGGTTGTATTGGGTAATAGCCATGATAAACACCTAATAGTTTTGGGTTTGGGGGGGAGATTGGTTTGGTGTGGAGCTTCTGCTGTTTCGGGTGCGACCCTTCCACTATCAAGATGTATTTGAATATATTCTAAACGATATAATCGGGATTGACAAGGACAAAAAAAACCCACCGCAGAAGCGATGGGAAAGGGGAGGCACGACCCTTTTTTTTGGGGAGTCGTTCAGATTACAAAGAAACAACAATTTCTGCACCAGTCACATTGATGACTGACTTGACCTTGACATTGTTGCCATCAACCAATTGAACATCAAGTTGAACCAAGTTGCCACTTGCATCATATGCAGAAACATGAACAATCTTCTTTCCAAGTTGATGATTCAAAGTTGCCCAAGTGTTTGCAGTCAAGTTTTGTGGTGCAAACTCTTTTCGGAAATCTGCAATGTCAACAAGGATTTGACCAGTAGAAGAATCATACTGTGCCAAGTTTCCAGTTGCTGGGTCTGCACTGATTACTGCTTTGGCTCTTGCTTCAGTGAAGAATAAATTGCTGGTCCCTTCGCTCAGATTGTCTGAAGAAGCTGCCAAAGCAATTTGACCAGAAGCTTGATTGTAAGCAAGACCAGCACCAACAGAGATTGCTCCGCGTGCTCTGGCATCAGTGAACCATTTATTGGTTGCACCAGTCAATTCAGCAATGTCATCAGTGTTTGCATCAAGTTGGAACTCTCCGCCACCATCCCATGCAAGACCTTGTCCAGCAGAGAATTGACCAAATACCAAAGACAAAGGAACAGCCATTTGTCCAGTAGTTGCATTGTATTGCATCAACTGAATGTCATTGGTCAAAGTTG